CCTCCTGGATCGTTAGGATCTAATGCTATCTTGTATGGATTACCTTGTTTATCTCTAGCCCAAGTATAACCTCGCTGTCTACCCACACTATGGTATGAATCAAATTTATAATTAATACCTAATTGTTTTTTTGTGAATATAATACCACCAATCACTATTGCGTGTGCTATCACACTGGTAGTCACATTTATTCCTATACTGATGAAACTCTGTGTTATAAGTGCGAATATGAATGCCCACATAGTTGCTAACACCATTAATATTTGAAATCTAGTTACTTTGGGTAATCCTCCTTTGAATGCTTTATCTTCATCAAAAAGTTCTGGCAATAGATATTTCACAAACTTGTACATATTATTTGAAAAACCTTTTAAACTTATCAATACTATTTTGTAAAGGCATATAAACTTTTTCAATGAAATCAATGTGTTTGGTTAGACGTTTATCCAGCCCATCAATCTTATCGTTTAGTTGTTTCATTTCTTTTAAGAAAACTTTCTTATTGTCTGCCATCGCTTTCTTTATTATGTCTACTTCGTTAGTCATTTTTAATATTCTTCACTAATTTTAATTGTTCTAATAATTTTAATTTTTTTTGTTCTTTAATCAATTGGTTTTGAATTTTAGTCTGTGCTTCTAGTAAGCCAGACACCTTACCTAATTGAGCCATATGATTGTATGCATTGTATTTCTTCATAGTCATCTATATTACCACTGGTCCTTAAAATCATTATACAACGAATATTTTGCAGTCAGTTCGTCACCTGCTTTAATGGGTTTTGTTGTTACTAGATATTTTACTGGCAATTGATGCCAGAAGCCTGCAAGATTCTTACAATTAGGGTTATATGAATGATTGTAAAATGCACCTAAGGCAGTTCTAATTGCTCCGTGCGAAAAATTTTTATTCATGATATGCACAATACCCAGTACCACATCTTGATCAAAATCTTTTGTGGCAAACAAACCCAAGCCTTGTACACTTGACTCTTTAATTGTTATACCGTCTGGTAATGGTTTATACATCTTTAATCTTTCTAATCATTGTGGCTGTGTTAGGATACAGTTGATTCTTTATGTGTTCTTCATCAAACCCACTCATCTGTTTTAATTTTCCATTCACTTTTACAGAATAACTGTATGGCGGACCAGTCCAAGAATCCAGTTTTATATGTTCGTATCCTACTGCTATCATTTTAGATTTTTTCGCCAATTTCAAATCCTCTAAATCTCATAAATCTTGGAAATCTCAATGAGTATTCTTGATCACTGTCTTGATTTTTTGTGACAGCATCTGCTCTCACTTCCACAATTTGACCAATCAATTGATCCTTGTGTTTCCAAAACTGATCTCTATTATCATCAGTCAATCCAGAACCTACATTTGTTTTAATTGTTTTACCATCATCTAACCCTTCACAAATCAATGCACCCAGTTTGCCTACATTTCTGCCTGTGCCTTCTTCTGTGGCTTTGATTTCTAAACTTACTTCTATAAATGGTTTCAGTTTTAACCAAGCATGACTTCTTTTGCATTCGTACGAAGCATCAATATCTTTAATCATGATCCCTTCATAACCACCCTCTACTGCCCTCTTATTCACCTCTGTATAAGTCGTTTGACCTTCAGGTGTGCCTAAGTCTACAATTTCATGGTCCAGCACTGTAACGGCGTTTAAATTGGTTTTGTGTTGTTCGTACCATGCTTTTAACATCTGAGTTCTCAATGTTTGAGTTTTGTCCCATGTACCTTTTTTAAAATCTTCCAACGGTAAAAAATCAAATAAATGAAGCACAGCATCTTTGGCTGTACCACCACTCTTTCTGTGTACCTGTTTCATTAAGTCTTGAAAGTTTTCACTCATCACTTCACCATCCAACACAACTGGATATGGTGGAGGACTCTGTTTAACTACTGATGAAATTTCTTCTTGTATATGTCCAAAGTTGGTAAACTCTTTACCATTACGACTGAACATATCTACTTTGCCGTCTGGATACACAATAGTAACCACTCTGACACCGTCTAGTTTTACTTCCAACATCTTCTTGCCCACCAACTTCTTTTCATGATTGGTTGAATCGTGAGCAAGTTGGCAAGTAAACACGGGCACCATGTACTTGCCAAACTTGTTCTTTTTAGCCACAGAGTTCACAGTTTTTTCTGAAACTCCACATCTTAAATCTTTAATTAATATTCTTCTGTAAAAACCATTCCACTGTTCGGCAGTTGCTGAACTCATCACTAGCTCAATGGCATCTCTTGCCGCATGACCTGTAAGTTCTCTGGCGTGTAGTTTTTCTGCCAGCTCTTTAAACACTTCCCATTTACACCCTTGTGCAGATATCACATCATCTTTAGTGGGCACTTGTTTAACACCAAAAGTGTACAACTTATCCAAACACATTTTTAAGCCTTCAAAAAATTCATCCACACCTTCGTTCATAGCATCCAGCAGGATCTTCTCTTTAGCCAGTCTACTGTTGTCTGCTTCTAGTTTGGCAATAATTTCTTGCGGTTGTGTTCTCATTGTACTAATTTTATTATCTTTCGTCATAAATGTCAACTCCTATACTGGTTTTAATACTGTTTGTTTTGCTACATCTTTCCAATTTTCTGGAAAGGCTTTTGCCAAATCAGCAATTTTAAGCACAGTTCTCAAACTGATTTCTCTCAATTGTCTTTTATACTCATCAATAAAAGCCACAATTGATTGTTCAGTTTCGCTTGGCAATGCATATGATTTTAACATACCATCTGTCACAATCTGTTTAATTCTTAAAATCTTTTCTCTAATAGTGTCAATTGTTAGATCAATATAATGACATCTTGATTCCAGTGCTTCTAAATGATCTCTTAATTTTTTACTTCGCACATTATCAAATTTAATGTTTGTAATAAAAATCACAGAACCAGCAAAGTTAAATGTATCTGGCACACCTTCTCTTCTCAATGTATGTGAATCAGTATTCCAACATATCTTTCTAGTCTTCTTAGAATCCAACGCCGCTTTCAATATGTTCAAACTCAAATCGTCTAGTAATATTGAATCACAATCATCAAACACCAACACATTGTCAGGATCAGAAAAGTTGTACAATTTACAATACAAACCTATTGAGCTCATTGCACCTTTAACAACTTCGTATTTGGGTCTTGTGTTACCCAATGTGGATACAACACCATATCTGTCAAGCACCTGCTCAACTCCGAATGATTTACCAACACCTGGAGGTCCTGACACAATCATTGCTCTCACATCACCTCGCTTGGTGGCTTTGGTCATGTCTGTTAAAATGTTGAATCTCTGTCTCATTCTTTCAACAGTTTCTGCATCTGATTCTTCTTTGGGTTGTTCTGGAGCAGAGTCTCTCAATTGATTCTCATTCTCCACATTAATTCTGATTTGTTTTTTTGTAGCACCTGGATACTTTGTCAAGTCCTCTATTTTAACTGTAATAAATCCACCTTCTTTATGAGGGTGTGGTTGATAACCTTTTACAAGTTGGAAAGTATGATTCTCTACTGAAGTTTTTCTGTAAGTGCCTTCTAGTACGTATATTGTGTTTTTCATATGTGCCCTTTTTGTTGCCTTAATTATTTTTGCCTTATAGTATTATTATAGTTTCTGACTACCAAAATGTCAACCAATTAATCTGCTCTGCTTTCACTGTAACAAGTTAAACCATACTGGTTTTCTAACACTTTAGCGAAGGCATCACAAGCCACTTCTTTGATATCCATTGACTGAGTGTGTCTATACTCGTGGTCTTTTGGCATGATATCGTAGTAACTTATTCTGTATCCTCTTGATCCGCTTGATCCAATACCAAACTTCTTAAACCAACTAACCAATTTTCCTCTGGCTGGGTGTATCGAAACATTGGCGAAACCACAGTACATGGCTTCTTCTTTGTCTTTCATGTAATCGTCAACTGCCTTCACGGCAACTGTTGTGGCGTTATACCATATCTTGCTGGGTTCTACTTTTGCGTTTACAAATTTTACTACTTGTTTTACATCTTCTGTTATCATGGTGTTTTCCTTTGTTGTTATTTTTTTAAAGTGGTTGTACATTTTGTCCATTTGTTCTTCCATCAATTTACTCATTACATACTCCAAAAAGTTTCTGAACTTGGTGACATGAAGCCTGGAGTGTTCACTGATTGTTTGAACTTCTTACCCGTCATCATATTAGAAACTGTTTCTTGTGCTTCTATTGAACTTCTGTAAGTTTCTAAATCAACGATTTTCATTTCAACCATTTCACCTGTTAAATTACCGTGATCTCTTGGAAGAGCATTACCTGTGTCTTTCATACCAAGATGCTCAAACTTGAATCTGCTGTAAGGTTCTTGATTAGCAAACCCTTGTGCGAATTTCTTTTTAATTCTTGTTAATGAAGCCTTTGCATGACTTTCTGTTTTATGGATTTGTCCACCATAAGAATAGTCTTTTTCACTTACTATCTTTGTTGTGTCTGTTCTGTATATTACGTGTGTCATTTGTGCCCTTTTGTTAAGTTGTTGTTATAGTATTATTATACAGTCTGAACTACCAAAATGTCAACCAAAAGTTATCTAAAAGAAGTCCCATTCTATGCGGGTTTTCAGTCTGTGGATAACTTTTTTGTGCCTAAATAGTCTTTTTCACCATAGGTTTTTGCCATATGACACAGAACACACAGGGTTTGAATGTTGCTTTTGGAGTCATCTCCGCCTCGACTTTTTAGGTGTATATGGTCACCATGCATTACACCACGCATGGCTCTTAACTTATCATATTCATCATCGATGTATCCAAACCTTAATTCGTCTGTTCTAGGATCATAGCCACATTTAACACAATCCCAACCTCTGTAGAACGTGTGTGGTCTTTCTGCTTTACCCATGCCACCATATTCCACACATTCCAATTGATGTTCTCTACACAATGTTTGACTGCCTGGACCTTCATACATACTCAACTTGTTGTCACAGTCTTGTAACATACAGGTGTTGCCTTTCAGTTGTTGTTCTGTTAATACAGCAGAACTCTTAAACTTGTCTTTGTCTGGATTACGAATCATTTACCAAAGATCCTTTTTGTCAACTGCATACAGGTGTTTGTACTTGGGTGTTTTAAGTTTGGTGCTTTTCTTAATTTGTGCAATCAGAAAGGGTACACCAAAACGTGGTTCTGTTGCAAAGCCTTTTAAACCATTTTCTTCAAACTCTTCTGGATTTGCTTTCTTGTACCAAGTTTCATATGACAGTTTTGCCTTGCTCCAGAATGATCCTGTTTCACTCCAATTGGCTTCAAAGTATTCTTTACAAAATAATGCGAAGTCTAATAGATATTTGTCATCCACTTTGACTCCATCTTTGAAACAAGCATCAAAGTAATCATAAAGCATTCTTGCTTCTTTGGCTTGTACTGGACGTTCTTCATTGATATAAACCCAATACTTGGCAAACATACGAGTAACATCAACGTCTTTACGTTTTTCCAACTTCTTGGTCATAATGGTATCTGCTAACAATGTGAATGCACCCGGCTCTCTTTCGTCACCAAACTTTTCGTGTGTGGCAAATAGACCTGCGTCTTTAAGCAAGTCATTAATTTTTGCAGTGTCTTGCCAAATTGGATCGTCACTGTTGTCAATTATGGCACCGTACACCATTTGACGATATGTATCGATAAAATCTAATTTTTCTTTGGCATCACCGTTTAGTAAAATGAAGTTCCTACGAATTTCTAGTTTTTGTTTAACTGGATAAATGTTCACAGGAATCATTGTGTTTGCTTGAAGTTCACCAAAAACTTTTGTGAGTATAAGGTACAGTGCAATACTGGTGTGTTGTCCGTCCCATGCAACATAGTTGTCGCCTTCTTTGTACACCTGTATAGGCATTACCATGGTTTGACTGAAATAGTTTAGGATCTTTAATACATGACGCATGTTCACTGGACGTTGCATTGTGGAGTCAATTAGTATTTTACTAAAATCTACAGGAATTGCCTGCACCAATGCCATCTCACTGAATGATGACCAATTGTCTTTATTACGTCTTTTGAATTCTTCTACAACTGCTTCGAGTTGTGCTTCAAACTTTGGTGCCAGTTTGAATGCTTCTGTTATACGGGTTTGTAGAGATACGAAATTACTCTCTCTATGATTGTATTGTTCATTAACAATATCTGCGTGTTTACTCATTTTATATCCTCTGTTGTCGGCATATCCAGCCTAAGGTTAATTTACACAGTTTTTTTAGGACCGCTAATAATATTATACTGTCTTATTGGAAAATGTCAACTGCCAAAAATGTCAATGTTTATGAGGATTTTTTAATCTCGGAATGCGTTGGCTTTGGGATTGTCTGTGAATTTACGATACCATTTGTGTAAAAAATAAAACCATACACCGTTGATCATGGGTTCTATTATGGCATCCATCACCGCCAAATCAAATCTTGCGCCTGTGATTAGATTGTTACAGATCATTGCAATCACAATGTGTCCTATGGTGTATATGATTGCCAATCCAACTGAACTGCCACCTATCAACTTTTTCAGTAGATTAAAAATACCTTGTTTAAATTCGCTCATACTTTATTATACATTATTTTAATATGATTTGTCAAGACAATTTAGTCATAAAAAAAGGCGACCGAAGCCGCCTTTTTAATCTAGTTAAAAACTATACAATTATAATTGTACGCCTTTTGCTAATGCTTTGTAACCTAAGCCTACTACCATTCTAGATGCTTTACCTGTTCTGTATACTTTAACACCAGTTCTTTTGTTAGTGTTTAAGAACACAGGTAAACCTTTGAATCTTAGTGCTTGAATTACTGCGCCTGGGTTACCAGCACCAAATCTACTTTTGATAGAATTTGATGTTAATGCTTCACCGTTAAGTAAAGCAGTCTCTACTCTTTTTTGTATAGTCATAGTTTTTTTCTTAGCCATTGAGCTAACTCCTTTAGTTGTGATCATCTGCTCGTTATTCGATACAGTTGAAAACATTTTTTTTATTGTGTTTAACATATTAATACTAATATACATTCTTTTGTTGTATTAGTCAATAAGGTAGGTTTACCAAATTGTGGACTATCTTCCTGTTTTGCTCACAAACTTCTCAGGACCGGGTGTGACAAATTCCAAACCAACCTGTCTACCGATGTATAAGTTTTTGGTTGGAGCCCATTGCATGTTGATCTTGGCAGTTTTCTGTACCACCACAGTTAAGAACTCTTCTTCTCTAAAAGACAGCACAGCCGCTTCAACTTTTTGTCCGTTCTTTAAACATTCTATTGTTACCTTATCATCAAAATGTGTCGTTTCCATCATCATCCTTGTGTTTGTTTTTTAATTCTTCTAATCGTTTGTAACTGACATAATATATGATGTCAATCCAAATAATATTTAATAGATAGCCAAAGGCAGTAAGTCTAATTCCAAAAAGGTATGGCAAGATAAAAATGACGAACCCGTTAAGAAATATGTAATGATTTATTCTTTCATTAGGAACAGTCCAATACAGCCAACTGATCATACTACAAAAAATTTCTTCTTAATTTTTGTGCTTTTTTTATGTTAACCATTCTTTCTTTTGCTTTTTCTCTTTTAATTTCACTAGGTTTTTTATAGTGTGCTCTGTCTTTCATCTCTTGAAAAACTCCGTCTAGTTTCATTTTCTTTTTCATCACTCTCAATGCTTTTTCTACATTATTATTTCTAACTTCTATTTTCAATTTGTCTCCTATTTCTGTTTGTAACTGTTGGTTATACTAAATTAACTAAAATATAGCACTAATTAGCCATAAAGTCAATAGGTAATTAAATAGTTTTGGAGATGTTAAAATGGTTAAGAAATCTGACAGAGTTATTCGTAGAGAGCAGAAGAAAGCCAACAAACAGATCAAGAATCAGTCACGACACAACTCAAAAAGTGTGATTGAAGAACCGGAAAACGGCGCAACAACTTTTCCAAAATCCCATATAATCACCCTAGATGATCTGACTAAACCAGATTCAGATAAATAGCACTTGTATTTTGATTAGTAACAAATAGACATCTACTACAAGATGTGATCTGCTATTTTTAAATCAACCAATTGTTTTGCTGTAAAGTATTGATCGGAAGGATTGTTGAATTTTTTACGAACATCGGCTAAACCAAAACCTGTTGCATCTCTTAATATCTGCATACATCTTTGTTCACAGTTATTATTTTCTTTCATCTGTGCTTTCATGTCATGCATCTTCGATTCCATAATATCCGAATGCTGATGATTCATGATACCCGTGTTCTTACCAACATAACGTTCGCCGTGTTTGCCGCTGGCGAATATCAAAAAACCTGCACTCATCACAGCACCAATACCAATTGTGGAAATATGATGATGACTGTTTCTCATAACATCAATCAATGCAAATGCTTCGTACAAGTCGCCTCCCACCGTGTTGATATACAGTGTCAGTTTGCGTTTAGGCTTTTTAGTGAGGTTGGCAGACAATATCCATTTGACTGCTTTGCTAACATTCTCTTCGGTGATTTCTCCGTTTAGATAATGAACATCGTTGTCAAACAGTTGTACTTCTGCTCTCTCTTCTGCACTGTAGAATTCGTATTTTTTCATAATGTACTAGTATTTATATTCTAGCACATCAAATGTGTTATAGTGGTAGTTAATGAAATTATTGTGTTTGAGTCCAAGATTGATGAGATAATTCTGTGTCTTCAGCCCATCTAATAAACAATCCTAATTCTTTTCCGTGAGCTTCTATTTCCCAAGGCTGATCCCAATAGTTTGTGTCTTTGTTGATGATGTTGTTTTGCCATCTGGTTGAGTTGGATCTAGACAGATCCACTAGTTCTCCTTTGGAGTACTGTTTCACATGTACCATTTCATGTGCTATGGTCTCCATGATTTTACGTTTAGAACCTGTGCCGTCAACAGTGATAGTGAATTCTTTTGGCTTATGATTGGAATCATCGAAATCAACCTCACCTAATAAACCATCTTCTTTATAGAGTGATTTTGAAAACTCAACATCTATCACAACTGAATCTTTGATTTTTAATTTGTCTGCACAATAATGTACTAGACTTTCTGTTAAATCTGCAATTTTTTTATTAGTACCCGAAACTGTGACGATCATTATGAGTTAGCAATTTCCATTGCCATTTGTTTAATCTCATCTGCAAGAAACTTAATTTCTTCTTCTGATTTGTTGTTAGTAACTGCTTGTTCCACTTCCATGCTTTTCTGTTTCATAGCAGTCAGTTTCAATTTGATATCTTGTATATTATGATATTTCAACATAAGTTAATAATAACACAACTAGATATTGATGTCAACGGTTTATTTTTGAATTTTGGGGAATAGTGCATCTGTGCAGAATACTTCAACGTCTTCTTCTTTAAGTCCCAACGACTTCATCACTCTTGGAGTATGTGGATTTTGTTGTTGATTATGACAGTAATAGTTTTGGGCTTCTATTGTGTCTTCATATTTGGCTGTGTTGTTGTATTGACTTATGGAATCAAAATACACTTTTAGATTTTCTAGTGCCATATCCACAATGGCTTTGGATTCTTCTTCACTGCTCACATTACCTGCGGCAACCATTGATCCGCTGAATATGTTTAATGCCCATTGAGGTAATTCACGTTTTTTACTTGGAATAAATTCTTCCACAGCATCTTTAAACCAATCTATTAATGGGTGATCTTCACCACCAGAACTTTTAGAAAAATCATGAAAGGCGCCGGTCATTTTATTTTTACCTGCAATCACATCAAAACCATATATAGGTCCGTTGTTGTCTAGGTTTGGAAATATACACACGTGCATCATCCATAATCCTTTTGATTCTCTAGCATCCACAACATCTATATGACAACGTCTACAATCTTCAGTTTTCCACACTCTGTTGATCCAACCATTGTCTGGCTGATTGAATTGCGCCATACCTTCTTCTTGAATCTCTGTGCCTCTGGCATCGAACTCTTTGATGATTTGCTCTTTACAATCTATTAATATGTCCCAAATTTTGCTCATAATTTAATTTATAAATGGATCGTCTGTTTTTATTCCTTTCAATGCTTTTACTCTGGTCGTTAAACTGTCTATTGTTGTATAGATATGTCCAGTATCACTTTCTTGAATTAAACTTTTGAAATATTTAATTTCGTCTTCTAAAATTTTAACTCTAATTAAATTACCAGGAAAGTCTTTAATTTGTTTCTTGGGCATTGTGTAAATCTTTGAATAATTCTGTAGCAAATTCAAAACACAGTCTAGCCTCATCTGCCATACTGTCGTCTGTTTTGTTTCTGATTCTTTCTTTAATTTCTTTAACGTCTGCTCTTCCGAACTCATACATTGTGCCACTGCCGGGTGCTTTTTTCTTAATCATTTGTCCACCACTTAAATCTCCCATGTGTCTCACATAGATGTGTGCCATTAATTTTTTAGGATCCTCTTTGATTGTGTACATGTGTTGAATATATCGTTCAGTGCTAGGAGCAAGTTCTGGCATATCTTCTTTTGTCCAAAGTTCTTGAAAGTCAGCCAATATGCTTGGGGCTCTACGTATTTGTGGAAAGTCGTTGAGTAGTCCATGCGACATTGCACAGGCTTCTAATAAATTGTATATGGCATGTTGATTGTACAAGAACTCTGCATACAATTCTTCACTCATTTGTCCACTCATTAATACTTTGACAAATCCTTGTCGTTCTGCATCTTGGTGTACTTCTTTTGTTAACTCTTTCAGTCCCATTAAAATCCTTCCGCAAACATTACTTTGGCATTTGGAAATCTACTTTCAACAATTGATTTGGCTTCTGATGCTGTTCTGCCTTCTTCTGCTACTTTCATTGGTGCTTTGTTTTCTAGTGTTACCCAAAAATAATATTTGTTCATTCTTGTTCTATTTTTATTTGCAAAGGAAAACCTCGGTCTCTGCTTATATTAGTGGCTTCAGTTCCTTTTTGCTCTGCTAATTCATATGTATATAAACCTACTACTGCAGAACCTTCCTTGTGAATCTTGATTGTTATGTCTTTGGCTGTTTCTGGAGTGTGTTTGAAAACTGTAACCAATAGCTCTATAACAAAATCCATTGGAGTTACTTCATCGTTCAACATGATAACACTGTAATCTTTTGGTGTCTTTAAAATTTGCTTTATTTTCGAATCTACTTTTACTTCTAAATCAGTTGTCATATTTCCTTCTTATTGTTAGTTAGGTAGGGTGTTGCCACCCTACCCATATTCCAAGTTACTTTACTTCGATTGATCTTGCTTTTTTACTTTCTGGAACAATTCTTTCCATAGATATTTTTAGCAAACCATCTTTAAGTTCTGCTCCTTTTACTTCCACATCGTCAGCAATAGTAAAGGCTTTAGAAAACCATCTCTTACTGATGCCTCTGTGAAGCATACCGTCTATGTCTGCATCTTTGGCTTTTTCCTTAGATTTAACAGTCAACATACTGTCTTGGTAATCTACCTCTATGTCGTCTTTTGAAAAACCTGCAAGTGCAAGTTCCACGTCATAAGTGTATTCACCAGTCTTCACTATGTTGTACGGTGGGAAGTTTGTAGCAGTCATGGTGTTGAAATTGTGATCATCCATCATTCTTTCGAAATGATCGAACACATTGTCAAATCCCACTGTTACGGGTCTTAATTGATTGAATATAGATAGTGTTTTGTTTGTCATCGCTTTTCCTCCTTGTTAAGCAAGTTTATATAATGTAAGACCTATCAAGCATCTTACACTAATATTTATCACTTTATTTTTTGTGATACTGTATTATATAACAACTCTATGGAAAAAATCAAGAGCTTATCCATGGATTTTTGTTATTAATTTTACCAAAATCTTTCTTGCTGATTCCTTGTTTTACTCCAATATTAAACTCTAAACCTTTGGTGTCTGCTGTTAAAGAATAATCCAAACCATCATATTCTATTTCGTGAACAACATCCACACCGGCAATTGTGCTGTATCTTAACCATAAATTTGCAAGGTCAAAGTTATACAGTTTTGATTGAATTTTTTCTTCTGTGTACCAAACACCTTTTTCATTGCTGATTCCGTAGAAATAGTGCTTGTCCAATAATTGAGCTGAGTCATAGTTATAAGTGCTGGTGCTAACTATTCGTACACCTTCTTTTTCTAATTGTTGTTTATCTAAGTCTAATCTTAACACAGTTTCTTCCAAACGAAATTTTTTATCATATCTATCAATGTACAGTGTGTTGTCACGGTTTAAAACAATACCCGACACATGAGCAACGTCATCATACTCATACCACTCTCTGTTCAACTGTGCGTTTGCAGGAACTTTTCCTAGCATGTTGATATCTCGATACTCAGCCATATAACTTCCAAGTTTTGTATTTGTTTTCTTGTTCCAGTATTTGTATACTTGGGGAGTGATAACTCCTATCACACTTTCACAACCAACACCTTCGAGTCTAATTTCGTAATGCTTGGTTTCGTTTTTTATGTGTTCTAAAAAGTTGCGTTTTTCTTGAATTGTTGCCATTGTATCAATGTAACACAAATGTTCTATTCTGTCAATGGTGGATAGCCATTCAACTTTGCCAATTCATCGTTGTCTTTGGACATGGCTATTGAAGTATTAAAGCTCATTGATATTCTGGCACTGTCTGATTGGTTGCCGTCCACAGAATGTTTAACCCAACTTGGAAAAATTAATACACCTCCACTTATTGGTTTGTATGTGGCTCTTACTGCACTGATGTGATTTCTTTTTGGCATCACTCTTGGTAAGAAAAATTGTGCATTGTCTTCCCTTTCAAAATGTATATTGCCCATGTTTTCTTTTGGTATATCGATGTAATACACACCACTCAATATACTGTCTCTATGATCGTGTGGATGATTGTAATCACCTTTGCTATTGATATTCCACCAGTAATCGCTTATCTGTAAATCCATTAGTCCTGCCATCTTGGTACATTCGTTAATAGAGTTTTGAATACTTTGTATAAACCTTTCCACAGTGATTGGTCTCTCATCCAGTATGTCGAACGATTTACTTTGCCAACCGCCATAGTTAGATGCTACTTTACCTTGCTCATCTTGTGCTTTTAACTTAATTACATATTCTTTTAATTCTGAATTATTAATCTGTTTCAATTCGTCATTCCATATCACAGTAGGAAACCACAAGTCTGCTTTGACTGTCATTATTTTTTCTCCAATTCTTCTATTTTGCTAGGCAAAAATTCTAGGTCGTATATTTTGTTGTTGTTGATTAGGTTATAAGCAAACGCATCACTGCCGTCATAAAAATAATAACAGTTTGGTTTGTTTAAAATATATCCCAATAGCCATCTATCTTTAAAAGTACCATTCACATCTAATATGATAACATCAACAGAATTTATAATTTCAATTAACCATTTGATATCTTGTTGTTCATCAGGATCTTCTACTCCAAACATATACAAATTGATATCGTTCTTAAATTTTAATGCTTTCTGATTAAAGTCTTCTTTGACAACTGTTCTAGGGTTTATCATCAACACACTAGTATTACCGTTAAAAAGTTTATCTGGTTCAGTGATTAAGTTTAGTTTTGGCATACAAATAATTATGCTGTTATTCGTACAGTTTCTTCCAATGTGATTGTGGTGATTGTTCCTCGTTTTGGCTGTATGATTTTGGATACACAACCTCAGTTAAGTCTGGTTTTATTCTTCCTGATGTTCTTTTTTGACTTGCTGGTTCCGTTCTCTCATTATGTACGAAAGACTCTTTTTTTTTTGAAGTGCTTCTGCCTCTGCAAATGTGCCTTTAGTTGGTACAATACCAGTAATTGGTTTCCCGGTATTATCGTCTATGCCATCATTGTTTTCATCAACTTCTTCTATTGGCTTAGATTCTTGAACATCGTATTTTACTTCGTCTTCGTTGAACCCATCTACTTCTTTTGATACTTCTTTTTCTGCTTCTTCGTTGAACCCATCTACTTCTTTTGATACTTCTTTTTCTGCTTCTTCAATCATTTGATTCCATTGTTCCAATGGCATTGGTGGCTCTACTTCAGCCTTATATGAATATTCTTCTAATGCTTTTAGTTCTTCTTGTTCACGTTTTTTAAATTCTGCAAGTTTTTCAGCACTAGGAATTGTAGATACTGGTTTCTTTTCAGCAATATCGCTCAATTTAATTGTGGATACTTTCTTATTGGCTTTTAAAGGATTTGCTATGTGTACTTCTTTTTGTTTTTTCACAATTTTAGTTAAACTCTGTCCGCCTGACGGAGCCGGTGGAGTTGTGGGTGCTGGTGGAGTTGTGGGTGGCGTTTTAGGTGCTGGTGGTAATTCGCCATGCTTTTCAATATATCTCCATCTAAATGTGTACTGCGAAGCAATCAACAATAATACTGCTAATGGATCAAACACAAATATAATTGTAATGATTACCCATCTCACTGCTTCTTCTAATAAATTTCTATCTGCTTGTTCGCCATACACAAATTCAGCAATATATCTAATAGGACCTACTTCTGATTCCAGTTTCATTAACTGACTTTTTAATGGTTCTTGCTCTATGATTAACAGTTCTATTCTGCCTTGTGCATCAAATATATTTTTTTCTGATGTTTGTATAGAAACATCATTTTTATCTAAGGAGTTGTTGATTTGAGCTCTTAACTTGTTGATGTTTTCTTGAGCATCCGATACTTGTTGATTAATTCTGTCTCTTTCTACTTGTTGACTTTTACGTACTTCCAGTCCACGTTTGATGTTGTCTCCTTTAAATAAACCTTTACCTTGATCAGTGTATGCTTTAACATCTGCATCTAATACTTCTAGACGTTTGTAAGCATCATCTATCTTCTTTTGTTCTATTTGTATGTCTTGATTAAACCTGTCATTACTGCCCGTGCTTTGCCCTGTTAGACGCTCTAACACGTCCTTTTGACGGTCTATATAACTGTTCTCTGCTCTTACTTTGTTGTCTATGATTTCAATTCTTTGTGTGACTGTGTCTGAGGATAAATTTTGGTCCACGTGTGCTTTGGATAAGAATCCAAATATACCCATGGAAGTGATCAGCATTAAAACTAATACTGCTATTGATAGATAGGTTCGTAACCACCAAGCCGCTTTGCTCCAATACCTATGAAGCCACACAGCCGTTACCAACTTACCTACTTCTAAGGCAGTACCCATTATAATGATTGGCACAGCCGCCGCGGCAAAAATTGCCACTAGTCCAGCCACTGAGTAATAGATTGCTACACCTGATATAGTGAGTGCTGTAAGAAATGTGATAAGTCCAAATAACATACTGTTTCCTTTTTCGTATGCTATATTTACCTAATTTTACCTAATAAATTGCCAGCCGTGGTATGCAACATCTTTACAGGCAGTTTCTTTAAAGTCTCTTATTTTGTCTTTCTTTTTAATCTGTGTAAAAATAACCCTGCAATAACCACCACCATGCGGATAACTTGCAACCACTTTTACAAAACCATGTGTATCAGCCTTCATAGTATGCCATGCAACCACTTTACCTTCTTCTAGGTTGTCCAAGGCAAAATACACAGCCTGAGCCTGCTTCTTTTGATCTTGTTTGGATAACTTACCCATATTGTTTCGTATAAAATTATACCAAATTTCTACACTGGTACCTGCATGAGTATAATTATGACTCACACTATTCTGACTGCTTATACTTTTATTGGTAGTGGCAGTTGTTCCACAGGCAGTTAATAACAAACTACCTAATAGGATTAACCATTTCCCACGAGCCATCAAACTTTTGACAAACATATCCTTTTTTCCTTATCCATTGTTGATTGATATACATATCGAACCAATACTCTTTGCAATCTTTGGCTATACCTGAGTATGCCAAAAAGTCTTTTGCTCCATCATCACACACCAAAGTTTCAACTATCTGCTTGTCAATAATCTTTCCTTGTGTGTCTTTTGTGATAACAGTTTCTGTTTTAACATTGCAGTATTGATCTGACCACGGTCCTCCTGCTTGAGCAGACGAACCAACGACAAACAGTATCAAACCTAGTGCTAACATAATCAGAGCGATTGTGTATAATATTGCCTTCATATTATTTGTCAGATTGCTTTAACACTTTATCCGAGGTGTTGCTGATTTTTAACTTGCTAATTAACTTCTTGTTGTTTTTATCTTCAACAAGGTTAACTATGTTTTCAACATCTTTCTTGGATATCTTCATCAAAACAAATGATCTGTAATTGCTCTTCTCAGTGTTGTATATCGTTAATTTCTTTTCAACAGAATATGTTCTTAACACAGTCTGTTTAATCATATTAACAATCACATCTTGAGCTTCTACTGTGCCAATCATTGACTCAGAAGCACCTTTTTCAGAATAGTTGATAGATGTTTTATTGTTCATCTCACCATTTATTCTATCAGTGATCTTCGCTTTTGCTTTAAGAACTGCCTTCTTCTGAGACATTTCCATATCTGGAGATACTGCTACTGCTACTGCATAATAGAACCCATCTCTAAAGATGAATCCTTCTTTGCCAGTATCTTCGTGGTTAAGATACCAAGCCGGTACCTTCTTTGCTTTTATGTTTTCTGTTGGTAACTGTACCATTCTACCTGAACAAGCAGTTAGAACAAAACCCAATACAAGTACCATTATTATATTAATGTGCCTTTTCATAAGCCTCCTTTGTAAGTTTAAATTATATATGAAATTGCCAAAATAGTCAAGCATTACCTACCAAAAATAAATGGCGTATTCATTGATTTTTTGCAATTGATGTTACCAAAATATTATTTGAGTATCACGTATTCGAAGTTTTGAGTGGTTTCATTCTTTTGAATCAATTTGGCACCATTTCTTAAATGGAATTTTTCTGCCATTTCTGTGAGTGGAGACAGTGTAACCAATCTATTCAAATGATTCGATTGTTTAATCATTTTGTAAACTTCTTTCACAATCATTTTACCACCACCTTTTTTGAGACTCCACACAGTGTATGCTATCGCTATCGAGCCCTGCACTCCCGCTCTGTGTACTGCCTGCATGGCGGCGTCTTTGCTTAACACATCCATTTCTTCAACAGTCTTTGGAATTTCATTAGTGAATGCAAAACACATCACAGCCATAATATCTTCGCCGTGTTTAAGTCCGTAAATTTTTCTACCGTATGAAGTTCTAAATTTTATATCCAGTTCAGGACGAACAGGATCCTTTGTACAATCTACTTCGTGCAGTTCGACCAATTCGGTTTTTTTAAGCCAATCAAAATCGAACCATTTTTTAATCTTTGTTGTGATCGACATCATCATACTTTCTTATTTTAATTAACACAGTTAATACAACCACTGTTAATACAACCACTGAAACTATCATACCTAAAAAGAACAAACCTAATCCCGCTCCAATTTCCATTATGCTCCTTTATACTTTTCATTACCTTGATGCCATCCTATGTCTTCTATTTCTTCACTACAACATGTAGGACAACAATACCATTCTTCTAGTGATTCGTCTTTGTCTAGTTCTTGTGCAACACCTCTCCATTTACAAGTCCAACAAATCCAATTCCATAATTCTTCTTGGTCTGACATTATTTGTTGCCTTTCATTAAGGATATCTCTGTCGCCGCCTTACGTCCTGTTATATCATCGTCATCTGCAAACACTGGCACTTGATTACTCTTGTGCATGGTTGCAATACCAATCAATCTACGTTCTCCTGTGTAACGCATTTCTTCTCTTTTACTGCCAGCACCTTTTTCCATCACAGGTACTTTGTCACCACAAGGTACTCCTTGTCTGTCTTCTATAGGTTCGATCACCAATGTTTCTGATTTCTTTTTTCTAAACTTAATCTTGTCCAACCCCCTCTCTTTTAACCATTCCTGATGTTCCTCACGAGCTTTTCGCAGTGATGCTGTGTCGGGTAATCTGTGGTTGATTTTTTTAGGTTGTTTCAAAATAATAAATCCCATTCTAATATTGTATTGTGTTATTTACTGTTTGTCAAGTCTTCAATTTTTCGAAGTATGATTTGAGGGTATTCTTCGTTGGTACTCCAAGCACTCAGTCCAAACACCATTTTGGTAATATTGGGCTCGTGTTTGTCTAAATCTCTTTCTGCTCTAAACTCTTTGTAAGCAGGATGTCTGTTTATGATTGCGATTACATCTTGTACACTTTGACATTTGGTTTCATATTTCTTAACACCAAATTTAGCATTAGGAATAGACGCAGGTTTCATGTGTGGTACTTCATCTAAACTCCAGGTTCGCACACCAAACATGGCATTACCTTCTGTGGCAAATCTACTAGTACCATGAGCTGATTCCACAATTGCCATTGCCACCAATATGTCTCTGGGTATTCTTTGATCCATTGGTAGTGTCCAATTGATATAATCGATACAGTTATTCATTGCTACAACAAAGGTTTTGGGTCCGTCAAACTTGAACTCAGGTTCATGTAGTCCAAAACTCTTTGCTATCTCTACCATTCTTTTGTCTTCTTGTTTACGAATTTTTTTCTCTACAATGCTGTTGGGATTGAATGTTCCGTAGGTGTATGCTAATAAAAGAACACCAGCCAATGCTAATACTTTGTAACAGAACACTTTTACTTTGCGTACGGTTCTATTAGATGGTGTTAGTTCTCGTTTTACTGTTAATAAAAACTGTAAAAATTTATCTAAATGTTTTTTATACCAAATAGCCATAATATTATTATACATTATTTAGATATTAAATCAAGTGTAAAGATGCCGCTATTTCTTTGGATTTTTTAGGTGTTGTTTGCAAATTTCGTACCAATATTGCCCGCTTTCTCTTAATAATTCGTTATCAATTCGGAGTCTTTCCATTCTCTTGTGTAGTAGGTTCCATTGATACTTTGAAATTACTGTGTTACGATCTTGGAATTTGTCTATTCGTATGAGTACATCGTCTATGATGGGGCAAGTGATATCAGGCACTTTGGGTGCTTTCTTTTTCCACTTTTGCCAAGCAGTTGTTTTCTTTTTAAGTTTAGGCATAACAGTAATATTTAGATACTACAATTATAAACTTAAATGAATACTTAATGAAAGTGAAATGTGGGAGCCGAAACTCCCACACTTGATCTGTTCTGTTGCCCGGTAGATCAACCGCCAAGTGGCCGGTATTAAGCGGCAACCAATTCCGCGTCAGCAAATATGCTAACTGGAACTGTCACTTCTGGTTTAAATGCGTTTGCATTTGTAAGATCCTTTACAGAGATCAGACTGATAAACTCCATGTGCTTTTATGCTCCGGTCGAAACCAAGTACACCCCCTCGAAATAAACCAGCCTATTTCAAATGAGTGTTGGTGGAGGTGGAGGGAGTCGAACCCTCGTCCCAAAAGTGTATTGCACACACTTCAACGTCTACAGTGTATTTAAACAGATTATTGGGTAAATGTCAAGACTTAATTTTAATTGGAGACCATCTACCATCTTTGCTTCTTAACTTGTCAGAATGCTTTACTTCTATGGTGAATTTTTTGGAGTTTTTGAATTCCTTGTCATATGCGAAAGTGAACTCATGTCCGTGTTCAGTTGCAGACTGCCAATAGTGTTGGAAGTCGTTAATCACAATCTTATTCTTTTGTATTTTAACTGTCATATGCTTAATGTAGCATACACACACTAAAATGTCAAGCAGTGATTATTATTGATTGAAGTTTTTGATTACTTTGATATCAGTAGCAACTTGTCTATCTCTGAATTCTTGTAATTGATATTCTACAACATCACCGTCCATAACCTCTTTAAGGTTAGCGGCTTTAAGAGCAGAGATATGTAAGAAAACATCCTTGCCTTCATCGTCTGGTGTAATGAATCCAAATCCTTTTGCTGAATTGAACCATTTAATTTTACCTGTTGCCATATTACTTTGTTTCTTGTTTTCTTGTGTTGTATTTATTATTTTTTTGGAAATTTGTGTGTTGTGTTGCGGATTTTTACACCCGCAACATCAATAAGATTACAATGAGTTTTTTTTCTCTTGTATTTCTTTTCTTCTTGTTTTGGTCGCTTTACCTAAAGTACCAAGAGCTTTTCTCGCTCTAGCCGCCGCCGCTTTAACACCCTTTGTTTCGAATGCTTCAGATTCAGCAATGTACGTTTCGTATGCTTCTTTTATTTCTTCATGAGTCGCCATGATTTTTCTCCTTTATAACGTTATAAATTTCAGCCCAACTTTTTACTCGTTGAACCGAATCCTTATCCTCATTATACATTGTATTGTGAGGAAGGTCAAGTAGCAATGCTACCAAACCCATATCATAACCCAACTGTGCATTAGCAGGTTTATCTTCTATCCAAAATGTGCCTTCCGGTATTTTAGATAGAGCTTCGTGTTTGTCTGCTCCTGTGTCTAAACATTCAATATGTTCGAACACATCACCAAACACTTGCTTAAGATTCTCTTCTCTCAACAGATTGGCTTTCTTATCCAATGTTTGACTGGTGATCACATAAAACTTATATCCTAGTTCTGCTATTTTTTTAACATTTTCAACAGCACCTTCCATAGGTTTTAATGACTTCATCCATGCACTTTCATTGAATATCTTTACCAGCACTTCACATTGACCTTTGTTCATGTGATAGTTCATATTCACTTCATAATGATCACTGGCATGTTTAGGAAAGCCTTGAAATTCCATCCATTCGTCGAATGATTGCTCCCAATTGAGTAGCACTCCATCACAATCTATTGCTATAATTTTATTCATTATTTAGGTAATGTTAATCCTGATGTACCTTCTCTGTACTGACGTGCCATACCATCTTCTGTTTCTGTGAAACACACAATATTATTTTTGTATATCTCTACATCAGCATTTTGAGGCACAGTGAACACAAATGGTCCAAGACCTATTCCTTTGTTGGGAATATTAACCACTGCTCTTGGTTTTGATATTTTAATTGAATCTTGTGTAATTTCAATCAATTTGGCTAACACTTCTTCACCACTCATCAGTTTGATTGTGATAATATCTCCTTGTTGTAGACTAGGCATCATCACCTCCTTGTTGATCAATCAGTGTTTTTAATTCTTGAAATCCACCAACGTGTTTTTCATCAACAAATATTTGAGGCACTGTTCTTGCTCCTGGAACTGCTTCTTGTAACTGTTGCACTGTCCACGTTCCGTGTGCTATGTTTCTTTCCTCAAACTCTATATTTTTTGATTTTAATAGGTTTTTTGCTTGTTCACAGTATGAACAACCTACGTTGCTCCATACAATCGCTTTAGTTATCTTTGACATTTGGTATCCTTATTGCTCCTATACCTTCTTTGTGAAGGTCTGTTATTTCTTTATCTGATGCTGTACCGTATATATGGTCATCACGTTCTCCTGCCATTGCTTTCCGAGCCTCTTTGGCAAAATCATCTCCAACATCCACACAGTTCTTTTCTACCCATGTCTTAAGATGTTGCAGAGTTGATCGACTGTTGTAAAATGCTGTGTTACTTTTTTTACTTTTGATCTTTTTTGATTTCAAATTTACATTTGGAGCCATTACTGCTCTTCGTACACCTGTGTTATCACATATTGGACAAGCAATCAGTTTTTTAGTTTTTTGATCCAGATACGATTTCTCTGATGCAAACCATCCTTCGAATTTATGATCTCTAGAACAGAGTAAATTATATTTGGGCATACCTAATTGTAACTTCTTTTGAGGATAAAGTCAATGTTTATAGATGATGTTCTGGTGGTTTACAGTCGACGGGTTGACTGTCTTTGTCCATGTACAGACTCAACAACCAAATTATTACTCCCATACCTATCAACACCCAGATGAATCTTTCTTCTGGAGAAGTTAACAAATATGTTAGAACTTCCATACCATTCATTGTGTTGAAGTCTACTGTGTTTTCTGTCATGCTAATATTTATTTGGCATTTAACCGTTTAACTTGCCAACCTGAACGCATGGGTCTGTTGAGTTCATAACTTGCACGTATTGTAGCATGGCTTAGATTCAATGATGCACACAGTTGTTTGAGGTTACCATCAGCAGTGTGCTTGACACCTTTTGGTGAGATCAACAGGAACTGTTTGGCATTGCCGTTCTTACTGCCCACGTGGACTCCTTTGCGTTTGTCTGATATCACCGGTGCGACGAAGGTGCATGTGTGTCCCGTGGCGGCTAGATCCTTATGTCTTGATATCGCTGGCATGCCAGTATTTATGGATTGTAAAAACCGCTGGTATTATAACTTAAATTTGCTGGTGTACTATTTTATTCCCATCAAAGTAAACAGCAGATGACAACTCTTTATTACCCCATATGAAAACGTTTTTTGTCCTGTCGTCTGAAGTTGGGGTCACATCGATCAAATCGTCATCTCTTCTCCAGATGCTGTGTTTGATTGCTACCCATTTGTTTTCTTTTTGGCTGATTGCCACGTAATAACCTTCAATTTTTTCTCCTCCATACCATCTGACTTGACGAAGCACATTGGTATGGCATTCGTTTTCTACAGCGTGTGGCTTGGGGGTTATATCTATTTCTATTGAATTCGTACATCCTAATTTATCCTGAATGCTTTCCAATTGTGTGCTGTCAATAGAAGGTAAAATTGCGTCTGTTATTTGGTGTATACTTGCCATCCTGATCTCATTGGTCGGTTATATAAATGACTTGCGTGTATTGTAGCATAACTTAATCCCAAATCCAAGCATTTTTCTTTCAATGTCCCTTCAATATGATATTTTTTACCTTCGGGGGAAATCAAAACCCATTGTTTTGCATTTGGATTTCTGTCACCAACTCCTTTACCTTTCTTGCTTTCACTAATTAATTTCCTTGTATGGGATGATTGTGTTTTTCCATACATGGGGTTGTTTTTTCCCTTGGTCGCTTTGCTAATTTTCTTTTTTGTTTCTTCGGTATGAGCCATGGGTCCGTGCCCTCCTCTTGCTATTTGTTTTAATCTTCTTTTTTGTACTTGTTGTTTCCAGTCAGCACCGTATATCTCTTTGTAGGTCTTGCCCTTGTGATTTGGTGGTAGGCTACCTCCCTCTGTGAGGTTGTATCCGTTCGGTGCCATAGTGTTATGTTTCTCTATGTACCGCTGTTCGTTGTCCACTGTGTCTTCTGCGATCACTTTAAACTCAATCTTATCTAGTCCATATTTTTTGATTGCTTGAAATACTAAAGCACTACCTTGGTTGTGTCTGTGTCCTTCCCATCGTGCTCGTGGATTGGTTGTATAACCGATATAAGATTTATTGTTGACTGTGTTTGTTATTTTATAGATGTAACCCATACATCTATTTATCAGACTGAAGTTGAAACCTATTAAAGTTTGAACTTACTGAACTGGCCTTTTTTCACGTCTTGCTTGATACCACCTGAG